ATGTACCGCGACGTGGATCTCGGCCCGGTCAGCATGGAGCCCGAGTACAGCGTCGCCGAGAAGGCGAACAACAAGATCGAGGGCCGCGAGGAGACGAGCTACAACGAGGACGGGCTGCGCACCGTCTACGAGGTGCATACCATCGCCGCGATCGAGGACGACGAGGCGCTGCCGTACATCATCAGCATCGACAAGCCGAGCGGCAAGGTGCTGGCGATTTACCGCAACTGGGACGAGCTGGACGAGGCGCAGGAGGAGCTGCACTGGTTCGTCGAGTTCCCCTTCGTGCCGTGGCGCGGCGCGTACCCGATCGGCCTGCCGCACATGGTCGGCGGGCTGGCCGCCGCCGCGACGGGCGCGCTGCGCGCCCTGCTCGACAGCGCGCACATCAGCAACAGCCAGACCATGCTCAAGCTCAAGGGCGGCAGCAAGGGCGGGCAGAGCCTCGAGATCCAGCCGACGCAGGTGATGGAGATCGAGGGCGGCATGGCGGCGGACGACATCCGCAAGCTGATCATGCCGCTGCCGTACAACCAGCCGTCGCCCGTGCTGTTCTCGCTGCTGGGCTTCTTGGTCGATGCGGGCAAGGGCGTCATCCGCACCAGCATGGAGGACATTGCCGACGGCAACGCCAACGCGCCGGTCGGCACGACGCTGGCCAAGATCGAGCAGGGCATGGTGGTGTTCAGCGCCATCCACGCGCGCCTGCACAACGCCATGGCCAAGCTGCTGAACATCCTGCACCGGCTCAACGCCATGTACCTCGACGACGAGGACACGGACGCCGAGCTGGGCGAGGAGCTGGCCACGCGCGCCGACTTCGAAGGCCCGCTCGACGTGGTGCCGGTCAGCGACCCGAACATTTTCAGTGAGGCGCAGCGCTTCGCGCAGGTGCAGGCCGTGGCGCAGCGCGCCGCGCAGTTGCCGCAGCTCTACAACCTGCGCAAGGTCGAGGAGCGCATCCTCGACACGCTCAAGATCCCCAACGCCAAGGAGCTGCTGAACCCGGCGGTGGAGCCCAAGGAGCGAAACGCGGTCAACGAGAACGTCGCTGCGACCATGGGCCAGCCGATCGTGGTCTTCCCCGAGCAGGATCACATCGCCCACCTCAAGACGCACCTCGCCTACATGCTCTCGCCGGCACTGGGCATGAACCCGCTGATCGCGCCGACGTACCTGCCGGCGATCCTGAACCACATCAAGGATCACCTCGCGTCGTGGTACGCCTACAGCGTGTTCGAACTGGGCACCGAGGCCACGGGTGAGGACATCGGCGACGTGCTGAAGGCGATCAAGGATCCGGACGACAAGCGCGCCTTTGACGCCATGCTGGCCGAGGCCTCGCAGACGGTGGTGCAGCAGGCCGGCAACGTGTTCGCCTCGCTGCCGCCCGTCATCCAGCAGGCGCAGCAGGTCATGCAGTCGCTCGCACCGCAGCCGCCCATGGATCCGAACACGCAGGCAGCCATGGAGCAGCTCAAGTTGCAGGCGCAGCAGATCCAGATGCGCGCCCAGACGGACGCGCAGCGCATGCAGCTCGACGCGGCGAAAACGCAGCAACAGGCCCAGACCAATCAGGCCAAGCTCCAGCTCGATGTGGCCAAGACGCAGCAGCAGGCCCAGATCGATCAGGCCAAGCTCCAGATCGATCAGGCCAAGTTGCAGCTCGACGCGCAGCAGGAGCAGGCGCGCCTCGCCGGAGACATGGCGGTCGAGCAGCAGGAGAACCAGCGCAAGCAGGCCGAGATGCAGGTGCGGCAGGCGATGAACACGCAGGACAACCTGACGGCGATGGAACTCGCCAAACTGGAGGTCGAGACGGGCGAGCGCTTCGGCGTCAGCACCGGCACCGGCATCAACCCGTAACGAGGAGACCGAGATGAACGACACCAAGGGCAAGGCCGTCGGCAACGACGGCATCAAGATGCACAAGCGTCTGGCGATGGGCGAAGCCGCCGAGACCGGCGCTGGCAAGGGCGCGATGGGCGGCAAGAACCCGCCGAAGACGCCTGCATGAGGATTGAGGTTCTGCTGCAGCGTCTGGAGCAATCGCAGGCCGATCTGGCACGCGATGCGCTGGAGCAGCCTCAAGGCCGCGACCTCTTCGAGTATGGGAAGGTCGTCGGCATGTACGCCGGTCTTGAGCTGGCCAAGAACGTGTTGATCGACACGGTCGCGGAGAAAGAGCGAAAAGACTATAATCTCTAACCACTTGAGCGGAGGAGCACCCGTGCAAGACTACATCATGAACAAAGTGCAGTTTGCGTACAGCAGCATCGACGAGGCCTTCCCGGCCGTTGATCCGGGCGTGAAGCCCTTCGGCAGCCGCGTGCTGTGCCAAGTCCGTCTGGCCAAGAAGAAGACGGCTGGCGGCATCATCCTGACGGGCGACACCAAGGACACCGAGACGTGGAACACGCAGGTGGCCAAGGTCGTGGCTGTCGGGGATCTGGCCTTCAAGAACCGCAACACCCAAGAGCCGTGGCCCGAGGGTTCGTGGGCAACGCCGGGGGACTTCGTCCGCGTCCCCAAGTACGGCGGCGACAAGTGGACGGTCAAAATCGATGATGATCAGGAGATCATCTTCGTAATCCTCAACGATCTGGATCTGATCGGCAAAGTCACGGGCGACCCGCTCGCGATGAAGTCGTTCGTTTAAAAGGGAAGACACCATGAACTTTGGAGATGCACTGGCGGCCCTGAAGCAGGGCAAACGCGTGGCGCGTCACGGGTGGAACGGGAAAGGGATGTTTTTGTTCCTTGTGCCCGGCTCGACCTTTGAGGTGAACCGCCCTCCCCTGCTCGGGATATACCCCGAGGGGACTGTGATCAATTACCACCCGCATATCGACATGAAGACAGCGCAGGACACCGTTGTGCCTTGGCTCGCCTCGCAGACCGATGTGCTGGCGGAAGACTGGACGATTGTTGAGGAAATGAACAATGGCTGATGCAGTAGACGAAAAGGACGACGATATCGTCGCCATCGAGACCGACGACACCGAGCAGGTCGATCAGACCGAGGTGCATGACGACGATGACGATGACGACAGTCGCATGGGCGAGTCCGAGGACGATTCCGAGGACGAGATCGTCGACAAGACGAAGAAGAACCGCGACAGCCGCACCAAGCGCCGCCAACTGCAGAAGGTGGCCAAGGAGCGTTCGCAGCAGGAGCTGGCGTATCTGCGCGAGCAGAACGCGGAACTCATGCGCCGCATGGCGGCGGTCGAGGGCAACACGCTGACGCAGAACGCGGCCGGCGTGCAGCAGCAACTGCAGCAGGCGCTGGGCGAGGCTCGGCAGGCCGAGCAGATCATGGCCCGCGCGATCGAGGCCGGCAACGGCGACGACGTGGCGACTGCCCTGCGCATCCGCGACGAGGCCAAGGAGCGCGCCGCGCAGCTTTCTGCGTACAAGGATCGCTTCGAGGCCGCCGCCAAGGAGGCGACCGCGCCGCGCGCCGACCCGCGCGTCACGAACTACGCGCAGCAGTGGCTGTCGGCCAACTCGTGGTACGACCCGCAGGGCCGCGACGAGGACAGCGCCATCACCAAGGCGATCGACAACGCTCTGGCCCGCGAGGGCTGGAACCCGGCGAGCGAGGAGTATTGGCACGAGCTGACGCGCCGCGTCGCCAACCGCATCGGTGACGGGGACGATGCACCGGCCCGCAAGCGCAAGGCCCCGCCGACCGGCAGCAGCCGCGAATATGCGCCGCCGAGCACCAAAAACGAAGTAGTAGTGACACCGGCACGCAAACAGGCTATGGTGGACGCTGGTGTTTGGGACGACCCTGTCGCTCGCAAGCGCTACCTGAAGGCGTATCAGGACTACGACCGCAACTCAGCTCGCTGAAAAGGAGAGAGCTAATGTCTGAAGAACGTACGGATGATCGCCTGAAGAAGGAACTGAGTGTTAGCCGTCAACCCCGGGAGACGCAGGATCGGCGCGTGACGCAGAACCGCGAGATCTCGGAAGATGAACGGCTCGAGATGTTCCGAATGCAGTTGTACAACGATGCCCTACCCAACATTCCAGATATCCCCGGGTATCATGTGTGCTGGCTGACGACGACCAACAAGGGTGACACGATCCAACACCGCCTCCGTCTGGGGTACGATCTCATTCGTGCCGAGGACGTGCCGGGGATGGAACTGGTCACCATGAAGACCGGCGAATACGCCGGCTGCGTCGCCGTCAACGAGATGATCGCGGCTAAGCTGCCCTTGTCCCTGTACTACAGGTACATGCAGGAGGCTCACCACGACGCACCGATGCGCGAGGAAAACAAGCTCGAGGAAACCGCGCAGTTGATGCGCGAGCAAGCCGAGCGGTCTGGCGGCCGTCTCATCGAAGAGGACGACATGCGGGGCGGGTATGGTTCAAACCCGGCAAAGGGTGTTTTCGCCTGATGCCTCCTGAAACTCCTTTCTAAGGAAAACGGCTCATGTCGAATACGGTTAACGCACCGTTCGGTCTGCGCCCGTCGTACTCGCCCAGCGGTGTGGTTCGCCCCACCGCCTTCACGATTGCGTCGGGCTATGCCCAGAACCTCTTCCAGAACCAGCCCGTCCGTATCGCCCCGACCACGACCGGCGGCGAAACCGAGGGGACGCTTGTCGCCGCCGCTGTCGGTGCCGCATTCATCGGCACTTTTCAGGGCGTCGAGTTCACCGATGGCGAAGGTCGCCGCCGCGTGTCCAACCGCTGGTTGGCATCGACGGTTGCCACCGAGATCACGGCGTACAGCACGCTTGACCCGACCATCTTCTACGAGATCCAGAGCAATGCCGCTCTGGTCGTGGCAGATATCGGCAAGCAGTACGACCTGACTGCCATCGCGGGCAACACCACCACCGGCCTGAGCACTCAGGCTCTGGACGTTGCCTCCGCCGCCGCCAACGCTTCTGTCCGTCTCGTCGGCATCACGCCCGGCCCGGACAACGCATTCGGCGACACGTATGTCATCGCGCAGGTACAGATCAGCGAACACCAGTTCGTTGCCAATGTCGCTGCGATCTAAGGAGGGCGTGAAAAATGGCTACGCCAATGCGTTCAACCGACTTTCGTTCAATCGTCGAACCGATCCTGAACGAAGAGTTCAACGGCATCTATGACCAGCGCGCCGACGAGTGGTCGCAGGTCTTCAAGGAGTTCAAGGGCATCCCCCGGAACTACCACGAAGAGCCTGTGCTCTACGGCTTCGGTGCCGCCCCGGAACTGCCGGACGGCATGCCGGTCACCTACCAGTCGGGCGGTGTGCTGTTCATCCAGCGCTACGTCTACAAGGTCTTTGGTCTCGCCTTCGCGCTGACCAAGGTGCTGGTGGAAGACGGCGA